GGCTTGCGAACGTCTGATCGACAAGCTGGCATCAGTGGTTGTGAAGCCCAAACAAGACGACCAGTGAACGCAGCAATAGCCCCATTCTCTGGGGCTTTTTTGTATCTGTAAAATGTTAATGAATTTGCACTCCCCCACCTCTCATATTTAAGACGGCCATCGGAAAACCGTCACAACCATCACGCATCCTGAAATCACACATTAACCATATGATTATTATAAATAAATGCTGTGACGGTAAAACCATCACAAAACGTAACGTAAACCGTCACACCCAATAAATTCAATAAGTTATAAAACAGAATTGTGATGATTTAAAACCGTCACACTGTGATGCTCCTGTGATGCTTTTGTGATGGTTTTAGTAATGCCTATTTATTATTTAATATCATATAGATAGATACTATTTTTAAATCTTGTGACGTTTGTGACGGTTTTCCGATGGTCCCCCTCAATTTTTGAAAAAATCAGAATCGGTCAGAAATCACCCTGATTTGTTGGTGATTTTGTATATCTATCTGTTAGTGACTTGAACACTGGAGCGTATACGTTAATGCAGGTATGGCGATGGTTCATGCTGTACAAAGTATTTCAGTTCCGCATTTCATTGCCATTCCGCGCCAGAGCACGTCAGCTAAGGCATGGACACTTCCACGCACTGACCTGATCTCGCTGCGACCGTTACGTAAAAAGTCACGTAATCGCTGTTAACCCCGCATGAAACCCGGCACCGGCATTTTTCACCCACAGCCGGTCATCGCACAAAAACTGAAATCCTTGAAATCTGTTTCACACATTTCAGTTGGCGAACCACTGCCAAAGCCCCAGCGCTGGCGCGGTCTGGCGATGTGTTTTGTACAACCGGAAAAACTGAAATCATTCTCAACACGAAAACCGCAGGCGGGTGCGGTGTAGCGCCGTTTTCGTCACTTCCGCCGTTATTTCGTCGCAGCAGGTAGCATCAGCGCCTTGCTGCGCTTCTAAAGTTAATTAAAGAGTGATCAACAGGTACAAAAAAACCCGCGTTATGCGGGTGAGTGGAGCATTCTATTTACATCAGCGAATATAAATAGAGGCTTATCGGCAAGCTTTCTGACCAACATAGTATGCAATTGAACGGTCAATTATTGGTGCCATATTAGGATCTGCTGCTGAGTTATTCATTTGCTCGATTGTGTCACCACTTCCAAGATACTTCACTGTCGAGGCTTTACAGTCGTACAAACGCTTCGAATATGATACTCCGGATGGTCCCTCTCTCTTGGTTGTAATAGTGGCCATGTCACCGCTACGTGTCTTCTCTAAGACCGTATAGCTAGCTTTCGAATCTGTTGGCACAGAAAAATCTTCAGCAGCAAACACATTGAATGAAACTACTGCGCCTACAGCTAATACGATGAAACGCTTCATATCCCTTTTCCTATCCTTTGAGCCAGTAATAATCCTATCGCAACAATCCTAACAAGGAACTGAGGAAACGACAAAGCCCGCATTATGCGCGAGCTGATGGGATGATCAGGCGATTATTTTCTGGTACTTACTTCGGGTCTGTCCGGCCTTCTCTGCCGTCTGGGTAAATGCCCCGGCATTGGTTGGCGTACCAACGCTGGGGTGTGAATGGCTCGCACATTGCTGCGCCAGTTCAGCCAGTAAATCAATGGTGTCCAGCATCATGGTCAGCGTGTTGACGCTCTCACTGCCAATATGGACGGTTGGCCCCATAATCTGCTGACCGCCCGCCGCCACCGATTTACGCAATGCGGCAATCTTTTCTGTCAGGGGTCCCCCCACATCAACATCCACGGCACCGGCCACTTTCGTGGATTGTTTGCCGGCTATATCGGCTTCGTCATTCCCCTCAATGCTGGCCAGCCTGTTGCCTTTCACGGCCTGGCTATAATCACCGGCGCTGACCTGCTGAATGGCTCCGGCCATCAGGGTGGCGGTACCCAGCACCGTAGTTTTATCAGTGGCTTTAAGCGTGGTTTCACGGCTGACCAGATCACGCTGTTCCGTGTCGGCTTTGACCTTCCGCAGCATCGATGTTTCGCTGATAGTCTGATCGGTCTGCCTCACCCAGTCGCCAGCCTGGGTAACACGCTGCGACACCTCCGCCCGCTGCTGTTGCAGCTGCTCACCGGGCTTAACATCCGGCAGGCTGGTACCATCTGGCAGTGTCTGCCTGATAAACGGTTTATCCGGGCGACCTCCGGTAAACGCCACTTCAACCAGCGTCCCTTCTGGCGGGAACTGGAACATGCCGGAGTCATTCCCGGCCATAGGTACCGGCAGCGGCACCGCAGAATAAACCGGCGTCTGGTTGTCCGGGTTGCCGTCTGCATCAAGCAGCTGCACATCGACGGCATAACGCGGCCGGAACGGATCGGCAAAATTACCGCTTCTCACCGCCTCGCTGGGTGCCACCACTCTGGCCAGTTTTGGCAGATGCAGCCCGGAAGCCAGTTCAGGGTAATGACTTTCAATCTGGCGCTGTGCCGGTGTTTTCTGTAATGGCTGACCTGTTGCGCGGTTTCTGGGTGTCCAGGTGATGGCCATGGTGTCATTGGTCAGATGAACTTTGGTCACGCGTTCTCCGTTCAGCTCCACACCCGGCCGCAGACTCTGGATCACCGGCACCGTCATGGAATTACCGCCAGCAGCCCCCTGGCTGAACTCTGCCGGGATATCGACCGGACGACCGGCAAACATCGCTTTTTCCGCGCCGCCCACATACAGGGAACCATCCGGCAACTGGTACCAGATGTAATCCGGGATACTGAACGCCCTGCCCAGATTATTCAGCAACTGATAACCCGTGCCGTTATGGGTGAAATGGGGGATCGGTTTATCGCTGTAAGGGGCATCCGGCACACTGACAGCTATTCCGCTGTTTTCCTCCAGCCAGCCGGCTACCTTGCGCAAAGTGGGATGCTGAAATGAACATGGCCACATCCTTTCAAATACACCGACCAGCTCGCGCACAAACAGACGCTGAAAACCGTTTTCGGCAGGTTGTGCGCGTTCCACGTAGCCGGTAAACCAGCGCAACAGGAGATCGGAATACCCCACATCCAGCCTCACCAGTTTCCCGGTGTAATCCGTGGCTGTCTGTGCAGTGATAAATCCCCGGCCGCAGCTGTTCAGCTCCAGCACCAGGCAGGCATCAGCCAGGTGAACTTCATCCGTTGAAAGGTACAGGCGTTTAACTGGTTTCATCATTAACCCAAAGCATCATTGACGGGTTTAAGCACCCGTTTTTCAAACCACGTCAGTTTTTCTTCATCTTCCCCGGCACTCTGGCCACCAGGCTGTCCCGCATTACCGGCCGTCTGTTTTTTGGCTGACGTTTTGCCTGTTGCCCGGGCTTCCCGCTTTTCCTGCACGCTGATATGTTCAGCCAGGGTGAACGTGACCAGCCAGGCCATTTTCCCGTCCTGTTGTGGGGCATCAAGCATTCCACTGAATGTCGCCTCGCGAAAATTCACGGCTCTGGCCACTTCATGCGCTACACGGTATTTCTGGCGGTTGCCTCCGGCATCCGTGGCGCTGGCCAGTTCAAAAATACGCTTCAGGATCTCCGGGCTTTTAAATGGAATTTCGCCACTGATACGCAGCTCTTTCCCTTTTGCCCCCTGTTCTGATTTGGTTGTGGCGCTTGTCTGGCCGGACTGGTCTTTATCCTGAAACTGCTGCGATACGGTCACGCGCATGTTTTTCAGCTGGATAGCCTCACCATTAAGCGCCAGCGTTGGGATCGAAGTCATGAATCATTCCCTTTATTCCATCCAGATTGTCACCGACCAGCATCACCGCCGCAGTATAGACGGCTGACGGTTGCGGGATATCCTTTACCAGCTCCAGCAGCGTGGTGGCCGTATCGCCGGCGCTGGTGAACACCCACGCCCTGGCACTTTTTCCCTGCAAATCATTCAGCCCGCTGGCCACATCACTGATCAGGCTGTCGCGCAGCTGCGCGAACTCACCCAGTTGTTGCTTTAATCCGTCCAGGCTGAATCCCGCGCTAGCCGCTTTTTGTGCCTGGCTGACAGCCGCCGCAGACAATGCCGCCCTGCTGGTTGGCACAGACAGCGGAATGGCCACCGGCAACCCTGCCCCGGCTTTGGCGGGGATCTGCATTTTTTCGATGGCCAGCGCCGCTGCGGATTGTGCCAGGCGCTTGACCTGCGTGAATGCCGGTGCCGGAAAAACATCGACCAGGCCGTTGAGACGGGTCATAAAATTCTCATGCGTCTGGCCTGTCACCATCATGATCATCACATCGGTATTCCCGCCCGTTCCGGCCAGCCTTTCAGCAAGATAGCGGACGGCATTCACCGGGCTGAGATATGCCCCGTTATCCGTTTGCTGCCCCAGACCATTAATCCACGGATGCGCCGGAACAACCGAACAATTCAGCGCGGCCAGTGAGTCAGTAAAAGCCAGACGTGCTTCACGCCACATCAGGCACCTCCGGCCAGTTAATATCTGGCGCTGTGCTCAAATCCAGACGGCGCAAAGCAGTGCGGTAAGCGCGTAGTGTTGCCAGTTCTGTTTCCTCATCGGATGAAATATCACCGTCTTTTTGTGCGTCCTCCAGCCAGTCAATACGCGTTGTAACCTCCGCCATACGGCTGTCACGTTCGGCCTCAGCATTAGCCAGATGATCGCGGATTTGCTGCAATTTGCCGTCTTTATAAAACCAGTCATCACCCAGCGTGACACGCAAATTGGCTTTTGTGGCCGGAAGCTCTGCAACGCTCATATTGACCGGAAAAAAGGCATGAATATTTGTCGAGAATGTTCTGACACGACCATCATCGTCATAGCCAATTTTCAGCGTTTTAGATTCATCAAATAACTTAATAACGTCATACCAGTCATTGCCTTTATCATCCTGCAAAAACAGAACGTTCTGACCGTCAATAATCTTGGGTCTGTCAGTAGTGTCTGGTGTATATGGGGTGAATTTGCCAAAGCTCTGCATCTTTATTCCCTTTTAATTGATGACATACCAGGTGTTATTCACAAGTTTTCGTGTATAGCGGATCTGAATCCAGCCAACGTTGCTGGAACCGCCCACCATTGAAAAGTTATACATAGCCGCACCATCAGTCGGGCGCATATACCCACGGCCATCCCAGAACTGAAATTCAGAAGGCGCAGTCAGGTCGATATTCTGGACAAAGTTCTGTAGCACCCATGCCTGTGTTGCAACTTCAACTCCACTAACTTTTAATGGCACCCCACTTTCAATGGAGCCGGGGAGAAACCGGAAAACATGAACGCTGTTGGCATAAACATCCAGAATGCCGTCACCGTTCTGTTTAAAACCCGTGTCATTGTCGCCCAAAACAATTGAGTTACCGCCGAGAGCGTTAGTTGTTCCGATACCCAAATTGCCATTCAACCCGCCACCAGTAATAGGCAATGCGCCTACATCACTGGCTGTTGGCTTATTTGCTGTGCTGTAGTCGATAATCCATGGCGTACGTTCGGACATGTCTCCATTCCACGTCTGACGACTGGCACTTGCCCCCGTATGAGAGAAATATTGCTGTAGCCATACATCTCCTGAACGCGCAACGAACATAAAACCGTATCCGTACAGCTTGTTACCATTTGGGTATTGGGGAAAATCTGCCACCGTGCCAGCATCTGCAACGCTCACTAACCACCACCCCGGCGTGTCGGCAGAAGCCATCCTGCCGTTATTTCCAATTGTTCCAATGGGGTCTTTCGGAATAGCACGAATATCAGCAGCGGCTGTCGGGATTTTTAGTACCCGCCAATTTATCGAAGTATTTGCCTCGTGTATTCTCCACGCCAGATAACTTATATTTGTATCGTATCTGGAAAGCAAAAGCGCACAATCATTACCCGAATCACGGATGCCGATAACATTCACATAAACAAACGTATTTGCAAACTCAGGCATTCCCGCGGGGAAATTGATTGCTGCATTTACTTCAATGAAAAGAGTTTCACCTGCTGCAAACTCATACGAATTAAAATTAAAGCCGCGTGAAGCGGGAATTACAGTCACCCCCAAATTCCGGTCGCCAACCTTTAATACACGACCGAGAGTATTATCATTTCTCGACGTTGTAGCGTCGAGCGTTGCGGCTGTACCTAGTTGCAGCGCATTACGCGCCTGTGCTTTGTCCGGGATATCATTCAGGTTCTGGTCTTTTTGCAGTGCTCCTGCCGCCTTGTTAACCGTATCCTGCAAACCAATATTCTGAACAAATAACTGCGGATTCGGGATATCAGCACCATTACGCTCTTTTGCGAGACGTGCGTTTGCATTATCCATTGCAATTTTAATCGCTTTCGGTGTAGCGGCCTGTTCCTCACTGGTGCTGTCTGTCGCACTGCTTAACCGGGTGAATCCCTTCTCGCTGGTCGTGGCATCAGGGTGATTTCGCGATTGCTCATGCTTTTTCAGCGCATCACTAGCGTATTGTTCGTTAAGCGTCCCTTTTGGCCGTAAATCCGTGATATTGCCATTCACATCAATGCTGGCCACGGCAAACACATAATGCTGAACGCCGTTCTGCACGTAATCCGCCAGGTTTTCCGCCACGGTGATTTTGCACTGGGCATTCCAGACACTGGTAAGCGATCCCGTCCAGCACACATCCAGCCAGACTTTGACCGGTTTTGTTGTCACGGTGATATTCTGATTTGCGGCCAGTGACGTACGCAGCCCTGCTACATAGCCGGTACCTTTGGTCACAAAGAACTGATTGCCCGTTTTACCGACCAGATAACCATCGCCAAAGAATGCCGCAGCGCCGTAAATATCCGCATTTTCCAGGCGCTGACGCTCATCCATTCCGGCCATACGCGCCGTGAAATCAATCTGCCAGGTTTCAGCCGGTGTATTAATCCCGGTTTCGGTCTGTGCGCCGTTGTACTCCATCAGAAACGAACGGGTAAGTACGTTCCCCTGTTGCCCTTCCGCTGTTTTCAGCTTCTGCTGCACTGGCGCATGAACAATCATGGCCAGAGTGCCGCTGGCCTTGTTCAGCAGTCCGATCCAGTTAAAGCTGAAGTCGCCCACGTCAGCGCCCAGAACGGCGGAATACACCACGCCATTTTCATTCACCACGCCAGTGCGGGTAACAGGCTGCCAGTGCACAATCTGCTCCACAGGCGGCAGTGCTTCATTCCGATCAACGGGAATATCCGGGTTCAGCCCTGGCACATTCGCAAACACAAATTCATCCAGTAACACCGGCTCACCAGTCGCACCCTGCTGCGCTTTCCAGTGTTCAAACGGCAGCGTGATAGCTGTCTGTGACATATAAAACTCCTTACAAACCTGCGCTGAATGTCGCGCTTCGGGTTTCCGTCCCTGCTAACGAAGCCGGATAAACCACATATTCCCCCTGATCCCATCCGGCTCTGATGGCCATTTTTTCCGATGTGATCACTTCAAACTGATATCGGCGACATGTTCGCCCGTACTGCCGGATTATCTGGATAAGCAGCTGCGTGTTGTCCGCTATCTGGCTGTCTGTCACACGTACCAGGATCACATCCCAGTCAATACCTGGCTGGCGCTCCCGCAGCTCCACATATCCAATGCCCAGCCGTTCAAAGATATTGATAAATCCCTCAACGGAACCGGCATCACGGGCATTGACAAAGGCATACGCCACACGCTTACGAAACAGGCTCAATGGCTCACCATCAAAGCGGGTTATGTCCCGGTCATACGCCAGCAGGTTCAGTAATGCCGGTGTGCAGGTCAGCGGATCAAACTGGTTCAGTGGCCAGGTTATCCAGCTGTAAACCTCCGTCCAGAATCGCCGGGCTGTTTTCAGCAGCTTGTTCGGCTCCCCCTGATTCATCCAGGAAGGAAGCACCATCCCGGCCAGCTTTTTCATGAACTCATTCATTTTCAAGACTCACTACCAGTGACTTCAAGCGCGGCACATTCAGCTCACTGGTAATGTCACCCAGTGAAAAGGACAGCGAATCCGCCAGTGAAAAAGTTTTGTGGATCTCCCGCCCCAGTTGAGAAAACGAGAAGCGCGAATATGGCCACGTCTTTCTGACGTCAAAATCAGCGTTTTCACGGAAAGCACAGCGGATCATGTTTTCAATCCCGGCCTTCAGGCTGTTCCGTTCATCGTCTGTCAGGTTGGCCAGATTTCTGACGTACACCGTCACGGCCAGATCGTGACGGGTTTCCGGCATGGCGTAGCACTGCATATCATCGCCGTGGCCGTGGTGTCCCTGCGTGTTGATGTAATCATTCACCGCATTCACAAACGGCGCGGAAGTCACCCCGCTGTCCAGCAATAAATAGGCGTTTGCGGTACCTGGTCCCCTCGGCGCTTCATGCTCAAAGAAAATCCGGTCAATACTTAGCCCGGCAACGCCGGCAATCATTGAACGATAAACCGCATCCGTGTGGTAATTGCCCACCAGGTTGAACTGGTTGCGGCAGCGTTCACGCAGTTCATCATCACTTTCCTCATCGGCACCCGGCACTGTCAGCCAGTTTTCCTCACTGGCCACATGGCTGATGCCGTCAACGGCCACAGGCAAAATGCGGTAATACCCTGGCGCAAGGTTATAGGCTCCCCCGGTTCCGGTGGCTTTCACCGGTAGCAGGGCACTGGCCGTGCCAGACGGGATCACCACATCGGCCGTGGTCGCCAGTTCGTATACCCTGCCGTTAATACGTTCAGTCTGGATAACCGTCCCGGCCTTAACCGTCACAACGGCTTTGGTATCCTCCTTAAAGAAGCGGATCACACCCTGTGCAGCGCTGGCGGGTTTCGCCGTCACGTTCACCGCCCAGGCCAGCAGACGCAACATGCTCCCGCTGGCCGTGGCCACAAACATATTGGCCAGTACCGTGGACACCAGAACCTCTTTCAGCCACATCACCGGTGCAGTCACAATGGCTGTGATTAAGCGCCAGAACGGTGACATACGGGATGTGTTGGTGATAATGCCCTCCTCAGCCGCAATCGCATTAAAGCGATCCCGCACTTCAGATTCCGTCACCGGCATCCCGCTGGTTTTCACCACGTCTTCAAAATCAACCTGCGGTTTTTCCGTCATAAATCCACCTGATATGAAAGCGTGCCAAAGTCGTATGTACTGGCAGTCACCCAAAGGCGTTTCTGACTTTCTTCATTGATTTCAACTGTGCCAGGCACTATGCGTTCATCATTTTCAACCAGTAATTCAAGCTGGGTAAAAATATCTGCCCTCAACGTCGGGCTTCGCTCCGCAATTAATTGCGTTGCCAGTCCGCTTTCAATAATGGCGTGCACAATGTCCTGCCCGATACTTTTACGGTTATTGCATAATTCAGGCTCATGACCTGCATTCAGTGAGAAATCACCATTATTAATAAGCAGGTCAATATAAAGAATTTCACTCACGCATTAAGCTCCTGCCATTCCATTAGCTGGGAGGGTGAAAGTGCTTCTTTGGTATGAAAATGCACTTCACCAATTTTACGGCTGTTATCCGTCACTGATTTAGAGTTACTGTTTATCGTTTTACTGATACCACCGCGATCCACATCCTTTAACTTTCCACCTGTTGAAAGTGTATTGGCAGTCAATGTTTCACTGGTATTTGCAGTATGGTTGTTCTGTATTAATGACGGTGCCACCCCACCTGTAATTTTATTTATTTCCGGCGAAACGGTTGTGGACAGGTCAATATTGACGCCCGGAATTTTATTCAGTTTTTCTACAATCCAGTTCCACGACTTCAGAAATCCGCTTTTAATGGTCTGCCAGACGTTATCAAACAGGGAAACAATCCCGCTGGCCATCCCGCTTAATGCCTGTGAGGGTGAGAACCCGGCCAGCAGCGCAATAAAACTGTTCCAGCCGTCTTTAATCCACTGCCATGCAGCGGAGAACACGCCGGCAAGCCATTCCACCACGCCCGCCACCGCCGTAAACGCTGCGGTATTCATCACCGCCGCTTTCACATCATCCCAGTGTTTAATCAGCAGGTAACAGCCCGCAGCCAGCAGGGCTATCGCCCCGATAACCAGCAGCACCGGCCAGCTCATCAGATTAATACCTATCCCGGCCATAATCGCCGCCATGCGTACGGCCAGCAGCGTGCCACGAAGGAATTTAAGCGTGATGTTCCATGCCGCGACGGCTTTTGAGGCAATCCAGACAGTGGCAGTGTATATCTTCGTGACTGAAGTCAGCGTCTTCCAGAGAGCGATCGCGCCCAGCTTGATAAGTTTTGAGACGCCCAGAACGATATTCGCTACCGCGCCGGCAGCAGCAAACCCCAACAACGCCATAGCCGCATAACCGATAACACGCGCAATGTTGGGAAACAACTGCATCCAGCGGGCAAAGGTCTGCCCCATGTCGGCCAGGCGATTCAACACCGGATACAGAACAGGGATCAACGTCAGTCCAATGACGGTCTGAATCGACTTCAGGATCTGAACAAAGCGATCCCACGGTTTCACCAGTTTCCCGGCCATCTCCTGTGTACGCTTCAGCCCGTCAGAACCGCCCAGCTCAGTGATATTACGTTGCAGTAAGGCCACATTGCCGTACAGGTGTTTCACCACCGCCGAACTGTCACCAAATGCCGCATCCAGCTCCGCCTGGGCTTTCAGGTTCCCTTCCAAGCTTTTGCCATACTTGCCCTGTAACTTGATCAGCATTTCAGGCATGGACAGCATTTTGCCGGTGGCATCCGTAAAGGACAGCCCCAGCTTTTTACCGCCCTCAATGGCTCCGGTCATGAAGCCTTCGTAAGCGCTGCTGGCTTCCGTTCCCAGCGTTCGGTTAAGCTGCCCCAGTACGGCCAGTTGTTCATCCAGCCCCACACCGTAGTTGGTACCCACGCCGCGCGCACCTTCCATCAGGTCTTTGATGACGCCCATTTCAGTACCGAAGACCTTACGCATGTACACCATTTTTCCGGCCAGTTGTTCAGCAAACTGGACTTTACCCAGCCGTGCCGCCTCGGCGGAAAAGTTGCCGTACATCTGCCCCATAAACTCGGCGGTGTCGGCGGATGTTGATTTCAGTGCAAACGCCAGCGTGTTGGCGACTTTCGTCACCTTCGGCAGTTCATTCCCGGTCAGGCCGGCAATGGCGGTGTTAATACTTTCCGTGGACTGGACAAACTCCACCGCGCTGGCACCGTAGGTCATACTGAACCGCAGCGCATCACGCTGGACGGCCTTTAAAGCCTGATCATCAATGCCTTTTGCGGCTGCGTCATTCAGCGCGTCATACATCTCAATAGCCGGCGATAACGCCCCTTTGATGGCCATCCCTGTTCCGGCTAAAGCCAGCGCACCGCCCCCAATCTGCGTAAAGGCCGCTTTCGATTTTTCAGCAAAGCCTGTGACACTGCTCTGCACCTGCTTTAACGGGCGCGTCAGTTTATCAATCAGGCTTAATGTAAAATCTAACTGTTTCATCCTGAACCTTTAAACGCGGTGCTTATTCCGTTAGCAACCGCTATACGCGTATTTTCCCAGTGGCGATTATCCAGCCAGATAGCGGCAGAAATATCATCCACGGAATCCTGACCGTGCGGTAAATAATGACGCCGTAAAATCAGATATTGTTCGAGTCCGTTCTGTTCAATTGCCCGGACTCGTTTTGTCAGTTTTTTACTTCAATTTCCAGTTCGGGCGCATAAATCTCATTAACTTTCCCGGCAAGCTGAAGTGCTGCCCCCGGACGTTTAAGAATATCTTCCAGCGCTTCTTTACATTCTGGTACAACAATGCGCATCAGATAGCTATGGGCTGGAGCCACTTTATTATCCATCGCCATTTCGTTGATGAATTTATTATAAGCCGTCTGATTTGGTTCAAAGGTAATGTCTTTGTTACATACAACCAGATTAATTTTTTCCATAAATAACTTTCTCTCTTAAATTAATTTCATCAACCAGCGTGTTATGACGTGCAGCACACTGCCCGTATAACTCCAGATAAAGTGTCAGTAATTCCGCCGCATCTTTTCCCTGCGTGCCATTCAGGCGCGGCAGCTGCGTGGCACATTTAGTTTTCAGGTTTTCCTGATAACGTACGTTCGGTACTGGTGACGGCATCGTTGTACATGCTGACAAAATCATCAGACAGGCACTTATTGGTAAACACCGGCTTAACCACTTCCGTACGGATTTCACGCGGTGGCGCATTTTTCAGTGCCTCCAGTTTGTCTTCCAGCCGGCGACCAGAAATGCCGGCAATATCAGCCAGCCGTTCCCCGGTCGCGGTGGCCGCTTTTGAGACGGTCAGATCGATGCTGTCCCGTTGCCAGCCGGCCGTTTTCCAGCCGGCTAAAAATGCCAGAACAAGGGTGAATAACCAGCCTGACACCACGCGATCCATCAGCGCACCCCGTTGTGTTCCAGGCTGAAATGATTACCATCAGGACGGGTTTTAAAGCGCCCGCCCCAGCTCCCGCCCAGCGATTCCCAGTATTCCCCCAGCGGCAGATAATCCTCCGTGCGGGTTTTATATTCGCCCTTCACAAACAGATTAAAATCCACGGCCAGACGCAGGGTGTGCAGACTGTTGGAAATGCCGCTGCCCTTCTTCGCGTTCAGTGCCGCCTGTTCCGGCGTCCGGTACGCCTCACCGAACGTCAGCCACATCCCATTGGCGTTGGCATACTGGATCAACAAAGCAATCATTGATGTAAACCGTTGTTGTTTCTCGCTCAGCGTCATTTCCCTGCCCCTTTATCAAAAATCCCTGTAAAGCCACGTTTGCGCAGCCAGGCCTCCACCACGTTCTGCCCCAGAATGCCCAGCGCGGAACCAATACCAGCCAGCGCAAGTGGGTGAATATCCGGGACAAAATACAGTGCCACGCCGGCAATCAGTGACAATCCGCTGCCGACAATGACACGCCCGGTAACCAGCCGAAGGGTGATCGGCTCGTCGCTGTTGAGTAATTTCCCCAGTGCAATCATCGCTCCCATGACAGCCAGTGCAATGAACCCTTTTTCATACTCCTGCATCCCTGCTGCCTCTTATCCAATCAGGTTTTCCGTGGCTTCCGCTTCCAGATACGGCACCCCGTTGATGTTGACAAACTTCGGACTGGTCACGAAGTATTTGATTTTGTGCGTGGATACGCTGCCACCCTTCGGATCACCATCCAGAACGCTGTTGAGCTGGAGCTTGTTCCCGAAGGTTTCCACCTTCATTTCTTCGCTGCCGGCTTTGGCGTAAAAAAGGAAATCCACCGGGGGAATGCCCCGCCATGAACCCGCTGAACGGGCTTTGGCCGTCAGTACCTGAAGCACTTTTGAGCTGACTTCAATTTCCCCTTCGGCGGCAACATCGCCGTCAACATAGCCGTCCGGGACACCGCGTGTCTGGGCTGCGGCGCTGTTGTCGGTGATATCCAGCGAAATTTTTTCAATGTGGATCAGGTCGCCGTCCACGTAGACGTCAAAGGACATCCCTGAAATACGTTTGGTCATGCGCTGGCCTCCAGACTCGCATCCAGTAACAGACTGATGGTGATTTGCAGTGGTACTTCATACGTACGCACCACAATGTAGATATCCACCGCCTTTTTGTTCTTCCAGACAATGGTCACGTCACCGTCCTGCGGTGGCTTTACTTCGCCCGGAAATGACACGCCGTTAATACTGGCCGCCGTGGACATTTCACGCAGCGGACGGGCAAACAGCGTCTGGTGTGCGGCAATACTGCCCGGTGTACTGTTCAGTGAGCGATCGGCAATCTTACCGATGGCCAGCAGACGGACACGACGGGCGGCTTTATCCACAATACGCAGCGTCTCAATGGACTGATAATCACCGCCCTCAACGTCCAGCGTACGACCGTCAGACCAGTAAAAGCCGTCATAGTCCGGATACCACATCGGCACGCTGTAGCGCTGTGCTTCCAGCGCCTGAAGGGTCGCCAGCTCCAGCGTTGCCCCTGCTCCATCTTTCGGCAGTTCATCACTGCCCAGGCTCAGTAATGGTCCGGTTTTTACCCGCGCCGGACTGTCCGCGATGGTAACAGCGCGGTTACAAAGGCGACCGGCCAGAACACCCGGCTCATTTCCCCAGAGGCGCGGAACCAGTTGCACCGCTTTTTCCGCGATCCCCTGCTGGAGCGTGGATAAACGTGTCAAGTAATCCGCCTGTGTTTCATCTTTCTGCATTCCCTGTACGGCCAGAATGAACCACACCCAGCGACCGTATTTTGCAATCAGTTCAGATCGCAGCGTTGCCGCCTGATTAATCTGCTCTTTTGCCGCCACATCATCAGACAGCACCACACCCTCCACCGAACAGGAAACCTGTGCAGCTTTGACGGCATCAACCCACGCCCCCGGCTCACTGTCAGCGGCCAGCACATGGATAAATCCCCACCAGTTCTGCCCGGCGTTCGCCAGTGCGGCCAGAACATCGCTTTTTAACGGGCTGTCACCCTCACCCAGCAGCGCATCAAAATCGCTCTGTGCATTAACTGCCTGTGTTTTCCCTACATTTTTGGTTCCCGTACCGATAAACAGCAGCGTGCGTTCCACTTCCGTGGTTTCACCCAGCAGCTGATTTACCTGATTTACGGTCACAATTGGCCAGGTCATGATCTCCCCCTGATATCCTGCGCGTTAACATCCCAGCCGAACCCGATAGCCTGAAGCTGCCGCGCCAGCGCTTTGTTAAAATCATCCTGACCGATCCCCAGAAATCCCCTGGCAGGTAAATCAATCTGCCAGGATGTTTTGACCGGCTTGTCCTCCAGTATCCGGATAAGCAAACCTGCCTGTCTGGCGGTCATTTTTTCCTGTATTTCCTTATATCCGGGCTTGTGCCAGCGCTTGCCGCGCCTGACTTTATACCCGGCCTTACGCAGACGTTTCGCCTGTCGCAGTGATGCAGGTTTATCCCCCTGTTCACGGCCTTCCACCTGCTTGCGGTTGACGGTCACGCTCATGCCATTTTGCTGGACATAACCCACCACGCCGGCAGGCAGATTTCCCTTCGCATTCCGGTAATTACCACCGGTCAGATACAGCCTGACAGACTCCGTTTCCGGCATTTCACGGATGCGGATAAGTTTCGGCATATTGCGCAACATTTTGCCTTTACGCCGGGTCTGTCTCCCCTGCCACTTATCCCCCTCCGGTGACTGCTGATTGCGCACATTGCGCTTTGCTGCGGCTTCCACGCCGTATTTCGCCATTCGCCACAGCAGCCGGCGACGTTTGGCAGGAGGCAAATTCAGCTTTTTCAGCGCCTCCTGTAACTGGCGGAACTGTTCCTGGTTCAGTTCGCCATTGATCATTCCTGCCCCTCATTGACGGGGATCACCGTCACCTCATCCGCCGTCCAGACTTCGGGATTTGCCAGCTTCCAACGCTGGCCATCAAACGGGATCTGACCTTTGGGATCGGGGATCAGATTCAGTTCCTCCACCATTGGCAGCGTCACCACCATGATGGCGGTTTCCTGGTCGATGGTTTCGATATCAAATTCCGGCAATTCGGCATCAATGCCGGTTTCCTCAAAGAGCGCCCGCTCATCCTGGCAAAGCCACGACATAAACAGCGCCATCAGGATTTTGGGATCGTACTCTCGGTAGGGATAACGCTCCCACGTCAGCACGGCGTTATAGCGAATGATGGCAATGCGATACTGCCCCAGCCCGGTGTCACGCTGTGCCGGGATGAATGCGATTTCATCCATCTGGCTGTCAAATCCCTGCATTGCCCGTTTGGGCATGTTCGCAATGAGAAAATCCGTTAATTCGGTGAGCTGGCTCATATCATGGCCACCGTGATGCGTTTCAGTCCTTTAATACGCCGTACTGCCAGCGTGGATTCCGCTATCAGACTGGATCGGGTTTCATCGCTTTCCTGCCCCGGATGGCTTTCACGGCGACCAACAGACGCAAATTCGCCCATTAGGTCAGCTTTGGCGCGGGCAAAAACAGCCTTGCGGTAACGGGCGCACAACAGATTCTCACCGTCAATCTCAACGCCCGGAACGTCCGCCGCGCTTGCATGTCCACTGAGGCGACAATCTGCCACTACCCTGACCAGATCATCATTGATTTCACCGGCTGCGGTCAGCAGCGCCTGACGGATGGTGGCTGCGTCGATATCGGCAGGAATAGCACGCTGGGACTGAAAATCCTTCACGCTCAGGTCTGGCCAGAAGCCATCATTCGTCAGAATGGCATCATCAAAATCAATTGCGGTTCCGCTGAACATCCTGTTCCTCCGGAAAAAAGCGGGCTGGCCGGTTTCCACGGGCGATACGCTGATGCGATCCCCTCCACCGCGCCCGCTTTCGGGTCGGTAGTCTTATTCGCCGCTGGCTGCGGCCTGAATCTCGCCTTCTTCAAACCACGAATCAACCGCACGGCCATCAGCAGCCTGATAGTGGATCAGATACTGATTGCAGCAGTGGGTGTATTCTGCACGGGCTTTCACATGCCCTTTCTCACCGCTGACAGAAATCTTCACTGCTTGCCCAAGTGAATGTTTAAACCCCATTTTTGAACTCTCCGTTGACTATTTTTCAAGCGCCCGCAGACGGGCAGCGATACGCTGCAACATCGTGCCAACGCCACATTTAGGGTCGAATCCCTTCGCCTGCTCCAGCAAATCCTTCGCCCGGAGCAATACATCCCTGTCTTCCGTTGCCGCTGCGCGTGGCTCTCCGTTCTCATCGCGTAGCAGGTGCAGACCGGCAAACTTCACGTATTTGGCCTTAATGACCTCATACACATTCCAGTGCTGCATAACGTTTCCCAGCGTACGGCTGAAATACGGCTCCACATCCTGCCCCTGTGCGGCTTCCGTCTCCGCCCAGGCCAGTACCGTATCGGCCACAAACACCGGGAACGCACTGCCGAACGCGGCCGGGGTTTCCTGCCCCCGTTCGATGGCCACATCCGCCCAGTCCAGCGCCTGATCGAACTGGCCGGTATCAAACAGCCAGACGACACACCAGGCAAAAACGGGATTCTGATGCGTACTGTCACTTTCCAGCCAGGTTTGTGCGGTCGGCATCCAGCGGGGCAACAACACATCACGTTTGAACTCCATACGCTCTGCACGGTTGCTAATCGCTGCGGCCGCTGCCACATCCTTTTCCAGCGCGGCAATCTGGACATGCAGACTGGTTTCGCTGTCAAGCGACTGCTGCTGACGCAGTAACCGCTCCGCCTCTATACGTGCACTGTGTCGCTGTGCCGGTGACAGTTGCATCAGTTCCCCCTTATGCGCCCGCTGATACCGCGCCGATTGTCACCGCGCTTTCATCAAATGCGGCATACAGTTCCGGATATTCCACGGCATAACCTTCATTACGCAGATATTTGTTTTCATACTGCTTGCGGTCTTCCACAAACTCCGCTTTACGCTGACGCGTGCCGCGCTGGGTGTAGATGTGCAGGTTAGGCAGTGTGGTAACAATCATGCGCTTGCCAGGCATAAACGGCGGAACATAAGCCGTACGGCCGGCGATACTGTCAGACAGCAGCTGTGCGGCAATCTTTTCAGTGGGTTTATCGGCTTTCTGGTACAGACGGAAAGATTCAGCAGCTACCAGGTCAGCCCCCACCAGAACCACCAGACGCGGGTCATTACGGAACTGTGCCGGGATTTTGGCGTTGATAAGGTCGGATGCCATTGCATCGAGTGACACATAATCGCCTTTACCGTCACCATCGAGCACAACCGCATCAGTGACAATCTGCTTACCGCCATCCCATTCTTTAACGATCTGGTGCCAGCCTTTGTTCACATCTTCGCCGTTCGGGTTCTTTTCGGCATCCGTGGTGTCTGCAACAGATTTACCGTTGAAGCCGATACGCAGCATATCCAGAGCAAACGCCTGATTGGTGAACTCCTGGACGCGCTGGAAAAACTCGTTTTCATCGCCGGCGTTTGCCCAGACAGAAAGCAACTGCCAGGTCAGTGCTGCACACGAATCCGTTTCGACCAGCTTGTAATCATTACCGCTGACGCCCACCTTTTTACGGAAACGGCCATCCAGCACACGCCCGGTATACAGGCCAGAACTGCCGACCGGTACCACCTGCCCCTGTAACTGGTCAACATCAGCAACCGTCAACAGATTCAGGAAAGATGATTCTTCCAGCAGCGCATTGCGCATCTTGGTTTCTTTCGGATCGGTCAGTGCAAACCAGTGGTCGCCATCGGTAGCACCGTAGGATTCACGCAGCCCGTTGTGGTACTGACGCAGAAACTCACGGGCTTTCGCATTTAATTGCATATTCTTTTTCCTTAAAGAAAAGTTGTGTTATCCCTTACAGGAAATTGAAGCCTTTCTTGCCCTTGCTGAATTTCTTGTCCGGCAACTGGGTGATTTTGTTATTCAGCTTGCTGAAATTTTTCACCAGCTCCGGCAGATTCCCGACCAGACGCGCAAAATCCTCGGTATCCACGACTTCCTTAACGGTGTCCACATCGTCCTGTACATCAGACATCGCGGTTTCAATTGCCGTCACACGGTCTTCCAGCGCGGCCAGCGCATCAGCCAGCGCCTGCATGGCATCAGACGGTGCGGCTTCTTCTGGTGGTGTCTGCTCCGGTTCTTCAATGCTAAAAAAATGGCGCCAGCCCTTTTTCGCTGTCTTTGACATTCCCTTTTCCTTTTTAAATTCCCTGACTTCATCAAACGCCAGCGGCTTATATGGTCCGATGCGTTTTCCTTTGGTGCGGCTGAAACGTAGCCGGGTGGTGCTTACGCCGGCCGGGCTGTCAGTAATGGCCAGCCCCTCAAGATAGGTTTTGCCGGTATTTCTGAAATTTCCGTCCGGTGTAAACTCCGGTGATAAAAATAAAAGCTGACCTTTTGCATTTGCCTGAAGCAATGCAATAGCCGGACACAGACGGGCATATAAACGCAAAATACCTTCATCATCCCGTTCGGCTTTTACTTCCAGCACTTCCCCCATATTCCCAAAATTACGGGTATGTTCCGGCCATAACAGCGCGGTATATAAATTGGGGTCATATAATTCTGCGGCATCAAGTAACCATTGTTCCTCAATGGTTCTCTTATCCACCGTTTCACCCGCAGTGGCGATACAAATCCAGTTTGTTGCCAGCTGTGAACCTGACATATTGCCTCCCTTCCTGCTGCGGTTTTCAGTATCGTCAATTAAATTAACCGCCGCATTCACTTCATTTCGGATATAAACAATTAGCCGAACACATCAGAAATAAAGCAGGATTTAATAAAGAAACGCCCGTGCATAATGTGTGCATGGCTAAATACTCAGAAGAATTAAAAGGCGTTGCGCGGGCGCTTTATTTAAAACGTTATACCCCGCAGGAAATTGCCAGTGAATTAAATCTGCCTAACAGACGCATAGTCTATTACTGGGCAGAGAAATATTGCTGGGCGGAATTACTCAGCCACGAATCAACCGAAGACGCATTAAACCGCCGTATTCAGTCGCTGACATTACGTGAGGGGAAATCGGAGCTGGAGCTGCGGGAGCTGGACAGCCTAGTTTCTCACCTGGTGAAACTGCGCGCACAACACAATAAGCATCAGGAAAAGCTGGCGGAAATTAAGCACAGCGAAAGTGATGCGCCGGCGTCCCGCCAGTCCGGTGGCGACGAAAAGCCCCGTAAACGTGGCAAATACAAAAAAAATGATATCAGCGGGCTGACGCAGGAAGATTTCGACCGGTTCGCGCTCGAGCACCTTTTCGGCTACCAGAAACACCTTCGCGCCAATCTCCATCAGCAAATAAGGAACATCCTGAAAAGTCGCCAGATTGGCGCAACCTGGTATTTCTCAATAGAAGCCTTTGAAAATGCTGTTATGACAGGCGATCCGCAAATTTTCCTGTCCGCGTCAAAGGCTCAGGCTGAAGTGTTCCGCAGCTATATCGTCAATATTGCGGAGCAGTATTTCGGCGTGGAGCTGACAGGCAACCCCATCCGCCTGTCCAACGGCGCGGAGTTGCGCTTCCTGTCCACCAATAAGAACACCGCCCAGTCATACAGTGGTCATCTGTATTGTGACGAATATTTCTGGGTACCCAACTTTGCAAAATTAAACGAAGTGGCCAGCGCAATGGCCACACACGACAAATGGCGCACCACTTACTTTTCCACCCCCAGCAGCAAAACACACCAGGCTTACCCGTTCTGGACAGGTGAAGAATGGAAGCGCGGCGACAAAAAACGCGCACGCGTGGCGTTTCCAACAGAGAAGGAGCTGCGTGACGGTGGACGGTTATGTCCTGATGGACAGTGGCGCTACATCATCACGCTGGAAGACGCGATTGTGGGCGGATTCAATCTGGCCAGCATCGAAAAACTGCGTAATCGCTACAACCGCGACACCTTCAACATGCTGTACATGTGCGTTTTCGTGGACAGCAAAGACAGCGTTTTTTCGTTCTCCCATGTGGAACGCTGCTGTATTGATCCGGATATCTGGGAGGATCATGACGAAGACCTGCCCCGGCCATTCGGTAATCGTGAAGTATGGGCAGGCTATGACCCGGCTCGCAGCGGCGACACCTCAACCTTTGTCATTGTCGCCCCGCCTATAGTGGCCGTTGAAAAATTTCGCGTACTACGCGTATTCCACTGGCAGGGAATGAACTGGAAATGGCAGGCGGCACAAATCAAAAAACTGTTTGGCCAATACAACATGACTTACATCGGGATTGATATCACCGGGCTGGGGAGTGGTGTCTTTGAAGATGTGCAGCACTTTGCCATGCGTCAGGCGGTGGCTATCCGCTATGGTGTGGAAACCAAAAACCGCCTGGTGATGAAGATGATCGACGTTATCGAAGACAACCGCGTGGAGTGGGACAAGGAGAAAACCGAAATCGCCGCCAGCTTTATGACCATCCGCAGAACGTCCACGGCCAGCGGTAACGCCATGACGTTTGTTGCCGACCGTACAGCTGAAACCGGCCACGCTGACAGTTTCTGGGCTATCGCCCATGCCATAGACAACGAACCATTAAACTTTGAAAACCAGCGCAAATCACGCTGGGGTAACTTAGGGAAAGCAGCATGAAAAAACGGAAATACAGGGAACGCCGCACCGTTACCAAACAGCGCCATATGAGCCTTATCACGCTGGGCAAGCCAGAACCCATTCTGACGACCGGCACGAACTATACAGACGTCTGGTATGACAATGAGGCGGAACACTGGACGCTCCCGATTGACAGGCTGGCACTGGCACAACTGGTTAACCTGAACGCGCAGCACGGCGGCGTGCTGTATGCCCGTCGCAATATGGTGACAGCAAATTATGATGGCGGCGGCCTGACACATGAACAACTGGGCGCGGCAGTGTTTGACTGGCTGACGTTCGGTGACGTGGCCATTCTCAAGGTACGTAACGGCTGGGGGGATGTGGTCGCACTGTACCCGCTGCCGGCGCTCTATACCCGCCAGCGCAAGACCGGGGAGTTTGTTGTACTTCAGCAGGGTGAACCGGTGATTTATCCGCCTGAAGATATTATTTTTCTCAGGCAGTACGACCCGCAACAGGCTATTTATGGTCTTCCGGATTACATCAGCGGCATCCACTCCGCCCTGCTCAACGGTGAAGCCACGATTTTTCGCCGCCGTTACTATCACAACGGTGCTCACACGGGCGGTGTGCTTTATTCCAATGACCCGAATATGACCGATGAGGTGGAAGAAGAAATTATTCAGAAGCTGGAGCAGTCAAAAGGGATCGGGAATTTCAGCACCATGTTTGTGAATATCCCCAAAGGTGATCCTGATGCCATCAAATTTATCCCGATTGGTGATATCAGCGCCAAAGATGAGTTTCAGAACGTGAAAAGCATCAGCGCTCAGGATGTACTGACCGCGCACCGTTTCCCGGCCGGTCTGGCCGGAATTATCCCCACGAACGGGGCAGTAATGGGGGATATTGAGAAAGCGGCCAAAACATACCGCAAAGCGGAGATTTTACCTATTCAGCGCATGTTCACAGCCGCAGTGGAACAGGAAAGTGATGTGCCACCCCACCTGTACCTTAATTTCCTGAAAGACAGCGAGCTGGAAGGTGATTAATGTCCGCAAAAAGGCTAAAATATCATCGTTTTCCAACTTCCGGAGCGATGGATATGCGGGTAATGAAGGTTTACTGTCCGGTATGTGAGGCAAGGGCTGTTATCAAAAAAACAGCCAGAAAACACAAGGAGCTGTCTGATTTATATTGCGCCTGTACTGATGTTGAATGCGGTCACACTTTTGTGATGAATATGACGTTCTCACATACCATCAGCCCCAGCGCCAAATCCAGCGATGCGTTGATCGCCACTATCTGTAACAGCCTTGATATGCAGCAAAAACAGCTGATGCTCAAGTTTCTGAGTCAGGACGGTACTGCACTGGCATAACAAATGGCACCGATACCGGTGCCATTTGTTATCTTTTTATCTAACATAAATCCAGCATCAAAATTTATCTTTCATATTCACTTTTACAACGAAAACTCTTTCGTACAGTTATTATAAAGCAAGACATAATTACATTCATTACTTTAACTTATCAAAAACCATTGCACATCACACTTCTCTTTACATCCCTATTTATATTTCCTAAGTTTGTAATACAATTACCTTTCAAGTTTCAAGATTACAATCAC